GTCCTATGGGCGTTCCTGGCCAACTAGGAGAACAAGGCCCAGCAGGACCACAAGGTTTAAAAGGTGCTCGTGGTACGGCAGGTAAAGACGGTAAAGATTACACACAAGAAATCCAAGCCTTCGAACGTAACCTTATAGAAACCACACAACTTACAGAAAATCAAATCTCTAGTTTCATTTCAGAAACAAAAAAAGATATCTCAGAATTTGAGACCAAGATTAGTACCGCATTCAGCACGAATGAAAAGAATACGGAAGCATCGATCAAGGATATCTCAGCAAAGTTCAATGATTTTGTAAAAAGAGTTAATCAGTCTCTCCGAGAAATCGGTGGCGGTGGTTCTGTTAATATTTTACAGATGGATGATGTCGAATTCAAGAAACGCCATATGATGGAAGGTGATGCAATATTAATATTCGACACAGAAAAAAAGAAATTCGTGTCTCAATCTTTCCTAGATATAACAGAGAGGCTGCAGATAGGCATGGAAAAACAATACGATAGATTAATAGACACTGACGAGGAAAATGGGTTTACCTACGTCGGCGAGGCAGATCCTGGTTCGAACCGGGCGAATCCTGTTTGGCGGATTAAACGTGTCTATGAGGTAGGAGATGATCTCGAAATCATCTGGGCAGATAATTCGGCCGATTTTGATAAGGTATGGGACGACAGGATAACTTACGAGTATAACTAATGGTCGCACGAGCAATTGACACAGATTTATCATCTGCTAATGGTGGATTGATAAACGCGGGAGAGGCCACTACTGATTGGTCTGAATCGACTGCGGCCGCTTACGATGACTTTCAGGCCTTTGCATTAGAATCAAACTTCTATATTCAAGGATCCGGCATGATAGCCGGTCAGCACACAAGAAATAACTCAGTTCGAGGCTCTTTGCTATACGATACAGCAACCGGAAATGGAGCTGCGGCTACAGTTGATACTGATGGTGCAATCTTGGTTTGGATGTGGTTCATCGCACCTTCTTCACTTGATACGTTTGCCGGTGCTACAGCAGGAGCAACCAATCCACCGGGTGGCCATTTTGTATTAATTGGATCGAGTACAGGAGATATTGAGGCCTATACTGTTTCCGGTAGTGATTTCACTCCAAACCCACAGGGTGGTTGGTATTGTTATGCCGTTGATCCTTCTGCGTTTACAGCAGACGACTCAGCCGGAACTTTTTCAGGTACGATTAACTTTATCGGTGGTGGTGTTACTGCGCCGGAACAAAACAGAGGTGTTTCACACTTTGGCATTGATACTATTCGAGTTGGTCGGTGTACAATAGAATTGACTGGAGGAACTGGTGCGGATACACCAATAGATTTTGATTATTTAGCCACTCAGCTTGATGATAATACCAATAGATATGGTATTTTTGAAGAAACTGCTGGTGGTTATAATTGGCAAGGTAAGGTATTAATTGGTGATAATACAGTTACTGCTGCTGCCGGTGGAAACGCCAGATTCACAGATACCAATAAAAACATTTTCATTCGAAATACTCCCCGTGTCGGTACTAATTTCCATAATATTGAAATTCAAAATTCTTCAGACGCTACTGCAACAGAGGTGAATTGGACCGGTTGTTCATTCATTAATACGGGTGTCGGCAACCCGGTCGCTTCTACTAATAGTCGTGGAGATTTGGTAGTAACAAACGCTACTGCAAACTGTAATATCACTTCTTGTAATTTTGTTGATATGGGAACATTCGAATGGGGCAGTGGTACTACACTTTCTGAAACAGCATTTCGAAGAACAGAATCAGTTACTCAGAACTCTGCTTCTATTGATGAATGTTCATTTGAAGAGACCTTTGCTGGATCTACTGCCTCTATCATATCAACATCAAGTACTGTTGGTAGTATTACCAATTGCTCATTTACTAGAACTGGTACAGTGCCCGCCGTTTCACTTAGTGATACAATTAGTACAAATACAACTATAGATTGGGATGGCAATACATTAACTGGATATGGAACTCAGACAACAGGCACCAATATCACGAGTACTACTAATGGAGCATTATCTGTAACTCTTGCTTCAAACGCCATTTTGACTATTCGGGTGGTAAATCAAGGAACAATTCCTACAGTAGAAATAAACGGTACAGGTACAGTGAATATCGAACAAAATGTGGGTATTATTATTTCTGTAAAAGATGCTTCAGGTACTGCAGTCAACGGTGCACAGGTAGTAGTATTTAATGAAACAACCGGTGCCACAATTACAAATCAATTAACTAATGCTTCTGGTGAATTTACCTCAGCGGTTAATGCTTCAGCAAGCGTACCTATCGTATTAAGGGTTAGAAAAAGTACTACAGGAAGTACAAGATATATTCCAGTTGAAACAACTGCAAACACTGGAACGAATGGCGTTTCAGTGAGTGTTACCCTTATCGAAGATGAGCTAGTGGAGTTATAAGATGGCTACTGAATCTCTTTTAGGCGGTGACATCACAGTATATTTCCCTGGTGATGCAGCTGGTGATAAGCAAATCAAATGGACAGGATCTACTGCCACTACAGCAACTCGAACTGTAAACGAATTATATACTGCGCTCCAAGATCTCTTTGATAATAACACCGGTGGAGTTGGTGATTATATTGAAAAGACTTTTGGTACTCCAATGAAGGCCGTTACACCAAGGGTGTATGATATTGGCCTCATTGAAACAGGTGATGACAATCCTTGGTTTATTGATCAAACCACAATAGAACACTTAACTGGTGGTTCAATTCAAACCGTTGGATGGACTCGAACTGTGGGTTCTGCAACAGGTATTGTTTGTGTTCCTATCACAAACGTTGATATCGTAATTGGTGATGTTGGTAATGCAATTACTCATGCTGACGGAGATGCTGGAGTTCTTCTCGATTATGAAACAGGAGACTATGGTACATATCTTTGGATTCGACCAGATAGCAGTGCAGCAGGAAATAATTTTGATTCAACATCGGGTACACTAACTTGTAACGCGCATACTGCAACGCAAACTGGCGCAGCAACTGATGGCGAAAAAAGATGGAATAATATTGTAACGATTGGCGCGATTGAATCGGCTACAGATATTGAAGTTGCACAAGATCAATCATTACTTACAAAATATTGGCCTGCAGGATTCTTAGATCGACTCTTCTTGATTACAGATTATTCGGTCGATCCTTGGGTAGAAATCGATAATTCTTATTTTACATTCTTTGCTCGAAAAGAAAATACTCTTTACGACGACTTTTCAATTCAAACAGTTGAAGGCAGAAACGTCGTACCTCTTGCAACAGCACCAGATTTGAATAATACAAGTCCATCACTAACTACGATTGCAGGTTTTAGTATTACCTTTGGTGCAGCAACTGCTGATATTAATGCTGATACAACAAATGAAAATTATTCTGTCACAGTTAATTGTGGTGGTGAAACTCTTGCTAATGCATATCGACATCTTCAATACTTAACAAGAGATGGTGATACGACACTTAGAGCAGGTGTTGAAGGTCAACAATATATTGGTATTGATCATTACATTCAATATGCTTCAATCACTGGTACGATTAATATTGGTGATGAGGTCACAGGATCGACGAGTGGTGCAACTGGTTATGTATTGAGTGTAAACGCAACAGATACTTATGTGATGCTTCACTCATCACAAGGTACATTTACTGCTACAGAAAATTTGACCATTGGTGGTAATTCAATCAATAATATTAGCAGTATTGTCGTTGTTCTACCAAAGAAGGCAACACCTTTTGGTAACTTTGCTGGTGGTCGATTCTTTGGTGCTCGAGGTGTATTGATTACAAACTTTTCAGCAACAAACCAATACGAATTAATTGATGATCAAGGTGTAGTTCGTGAACCACCTACCACAAGAACATTTGCATTGACTGGAATGAAAGACGGGACTGAGGTAAGAATATTCAAGGTATCAGATTCATCAGCAATTGCCGGCATTGAAGATATGACTGGTGGTGTTGGCACATCACCTGATAATGGAAATGGTACTGTTACAGTTACTGGAGCAACTGATGATAATACGTTTACCTTCTCATGGGTATATCAAGATCCACCGACAAGCAATGCAGATGTGCCAATTTTTATTGCTATCCTAAATAACCAATATGAATATATAAGTTTAACAGGGCTTTCTTTAGAGAATGCAGATTCTTCGATTCCTGTACAACAAAGATTCGACAGAAACTTTAGTGATCCATAACATAGATCTCAATTGTTATAAATAGTTAATAATTTTTTTGATTTTATTTAATATTAAATCTAGATTATGTTGAAGTGAGTATATTTTAACCCCTAAACAATCTAGGAGAAACAAATGGCAACAATTAATACGGCGCAGACGTATGTTGACCTAGATAAACTTAAAACCGTGGCCGGAACTCCAGAACAACCTCTTGATAATACTGAGGCTTCTAGTGGTTTCTTCCAATCTGACGAAATATGGTTAGATGCGGTAAATAAAGTTTTCTATTTCAAAGGCGCACAAAATTTTGCGGCTGCAGGATCTGGAATTACAGGTCAGGCACTTTATTCTTTTTTTAAGGACGTATGGAAAGAAGATAGCAATCTTCCCCAGTATCCTTTCCCGATGCTATCTATTACGAACGAACAGTTCGAATTTCAAAATGGCTGGAAACCTGCTGATGGTGAATCATTAGGCACAAGTTCGGCTTCTGACATTACTTTTGATGTAACTGGTGGTGATCATACGGTTACATCTGCTGCAGATTTGGATTGGGCCACTTTGGGTCTTACTAATGCAGATTATGTTGTCATTTCTGGTTCTACCGATAATGATGGTTTTTATAGAGTCAAGAGTACCTCAGGTGCTGGACCCTATGTATTGACACTTGATGGTGCTGTATTGCCTGGTACAGGCGCACCGACAGTTGATACAGCCACTATTACTTTCTATCGCAACGCAGTATATCAGGGTGGTGAAATCTTCACTACTCGTGAAATGATTCGTACTGCTGGATGGTCAGAAATTGCTGCAGGTGGCGGTATATCTCGACGTTACTCAGGTGTTGTAACCTTGGGATCGTTAGATGCAAATGACCAAACGTACTATGTACAAGATAATGGTACAAACGCTACTCCTGTAAATACATCATATGCTGGTGCTGTGAACCAGGCTGTACAGTGGTATGGTAACACTGATTACGGTGACAGTCGTGCTGATGATTTCATCGCTGATGTTGGTACTGTTACGCTTACTGCTACTGTTGATTTCACTGCTTCTACAAAAACCATTGATTTCAATACTCCTCATGCTTTCAGTATTGGAGATCTGGTTAAGATCACTGGTGCAACAAACGCAGGCAATAACCAATACGTAACTGTACGGTCCTTACCTGATGCCAACTCAATTAGGGTATCAGAAACCATCATCGACGCTGCATCTGATGCAAGTACTACAGGTACATTAGTAGGATACGTTCGAGATGGCTACTTCAAGATCTTCGTGCGAACAAGAAAGAAGACATATGCAGATGCTGACTTGGTCGACATCGGTGTATCGGAATTGACATACATTGTATATCGATTCCCACTTACTAACGCTGTTGATTTGAACATTAATACTACTGATGATGCTGCATTTAGTACAGCTGCAATTTCATCTATTGTAGGCAATGGAACGACAATTACAGTGCAAACTTCTGTGGATCACGGTCTTTATGTCGGCGCTCCTGTGTTCATCGTGAATACTGGTGTTGCTGCCTTCGGTGATACTACTGGTAACTTATACACTGTACTTGCTCTTAACGGCCTTCAGGAATTCACCATTACTTCTGGTGATACAGGTTCTGCAGCAACTGGTACTTGTCAGCTTGGTTACACCAATGATATTACTGTTAAGTACATGGTTAACCCTGTCACGACTACACTCGATGTTGTGATCAAAGGCGATTACGCCAATGCCACAACTTATGCTGCTGGTGATGTTGTATTCGATGTTGCTAACTCACAAACTTCGGTCGGTGGACCTCGATGGTATTATGCTGATATAGCTGGTACTACCAACAACGCGACCATGGCAGGCGATACTGGTGGTATCACATGGACCTATTGGGATCCCGCTGTTCTTTACGGTTCGGCCAACTCTGCGTTCGGTGCTTATGGTGGACAAAGAAACATCGAAGAAGATGCTAAGCTAACCACTGGACCTACTGATGGTATTTGGTCTGCATATACTATTGAAATCGATGGTAATGCGCCTGGTGCAACTGATGCGCCTGGAGCTACCAAAGAAGTTCTCTATGAGTATACGCAATACTTGTTACGTCAGACTGGTAACATCAATGATCTGAACATCGGTACCTCAGGTGCTGCAGGTTCTATTCGACGTGGTGATATTGCAGATCCTCTCGTATTCTTCGTAGGTTCTACCTTGAATACATATCGAGATGCTACTATCCCTTCAGGTGTAGTGGTTGATGATATTGCTGCTGCTGACGTTAACAACATTCAGTATAATGAAGCATTATCTGTTACATACGATGGTGGCGCTCGAGGTACTTCTCACAAGGCTCCGATCGTTGTAACAGTTTCTATCAACTTCAACAACAACCTGACATCAGATGCAGCTGCTGTATTCTATGCATACTACTCAGTAGGTGTTGGTGCGCAGGCAGGTAATGACTTCGGTACAACCGGCGCATTACAGCTTCAAAGGGTTGTAAATGGTATTTCTAGTGCTGTTGGTTCAGACGTCAGTAATCAGGTTGGGAACGTAACCTCTGGTGTGTATGAATTTAACTACGCATTCGATGCTGATACTACCAACGGGCGTACTGGGTCTACTGATGTCCCAGTAACTGTTGTTGCAATTGGTCTTGAAACAGGTCAATATGTAATTCAGTCTGGTACCATTACCGAAACTGGTGGTTCAATTTCACTTGTTGCTCCGTTGGAAAGAAACTTCATCGATCCGGCATAATGCACAATGAAATAAATAGTAATGTACAGGGGGTCCTTTTGGACCCCCGATTTTGATTTAATATGGAGTTTAAAATAAAATGACAGAACAAGAAAAAAAACAAGCATTGGATGAGTCTATCCAATTTTTTGAGGACCTAATTAATAAAGTCCTTATCGTAGCAGGCACTACTGAAGGCCTAGAAGAATTAAAGCCGATGGAGATTATCAAACACTATAATCTCGTTAGGCAAGAACTATCAACACTTTACGTCGATTTGGACTAATAGGGCTAATAGGGAAGTAACAAATGGCAGGTGAGAAGACTTATCTTAGGGTACCTCCAGATAGTACTGGTAAACGTGTAAAGGTAATCCATACCGCGCAATTGTTTTATAACAGTAGCGTGACTGAAAACTTTGCTTGGAGTATTGGGGGTTTCTATTATGCTAATATGCAAGAAGGAATAACTGCTCCTACCAAGACAGCATTCCACGTACACGGGCATATCGCATTATCCAGTACAACCGGCATATTAGAAATCCATTTTAATAAGCTTGCAAGATATAAGAATTCTCAATTTGTAATCGGGTCTGATATTTTGGACGAGGACGGTATTACAAAAGTAGCTGAAGTCCAAGAAGTTGAAGAAATCTATATCAATTCAAACATAGTCGTAGGTTATGATAACCCAGAATATGGTTGGGATATTGACCGATTCGGCTCTGGTAAAATGACGTTTGCTGAAGGGCCTCCACAGGTTACAGGTACTGGAGCATTAAGAGTTAATGATGGTTTAATACTTGCATCATACGATTTTGGCAAATCTAATTTGCCAGATGAATTTACAACCTCAGTAGAAGGTAGTGCTGATGTTGACAATGCGTGGGATGCGAATACCCGTGGCGTAGCATTAACCGTAGGTACTCAGCTACTTGATCGTGTAACTCATACTTCAAATCTATACCATTCATTCGAACTCGGTGGTTCAAATCTTTACGTCATGGCTGCTCGATCAGGAGATACTGGTAAAGCTGGTGTTACACGAGCTTGGGGTGCATTTGATGCATTCGATGGATATTTCTTCTCGATTGCCGGATCAGATGATACACCGGGTGATACAATGATGGGTCCAGTTACTCCAGGTAGTGGGTCTTCTCTTAGAGTTATTCATAGATGGTCGCACGGTGGGATGGTTAGAAATCATGCGATCCTTCAAAGAAATTGGAATAAAGATACTCTCTTAGGTACTAGTGGATCATCTAATCCTTCTGGTATGAAAATAGATGTAACTAATATTAACTCATACTGGATCGATTATCAATTTCTTGGTGGTGGCCGTACTCGCTGGGGTGTTTTCTACAACGGTGAACGTATTGTGTGCCATGAAATGTATCATGGCAATGGTGAAGAAGGGATCATGGTGGAAAACCATAATCCTCTTACCTCGGCTAGCCGACCAATTTGTTGGGCTATGGTAAATACAGCCACTACTGGAAGTATTTCTCAATTCTTTGCGTACGGCGGTTCAGTACTCTCAGAACAAAGATCAGACCCGTTGAAATCTGCACAACAGATTTCAGTGGATATGAATAGAAAATTATTAGGTCAGCCACACCTACAGCCATATTGGCGTCATAAACAAACACGGGGTGGGACCACGAATTGGCCTTCAATGTTAAGAACTGGTGGTTTTAGTAGTGAGAGTTCAACCCAATATATGGTCACAATGTCACCGACGCAATTTTTATTAAGTGGTGATGAAAATCATACAGTTTATCAGCCGTTGACATTCCAAATTGCTAATCATCGTATTAGGGATAATGCACCTAGGGTTGCTGAGGTAAGAGCATTCTATGGTTGTATTATGCGAGGATATCAATTCGAAGATGAAAGACCTAGTGTACCCACAGTCGACATCGATTACGAAGGGGATCACTTAGCTCACGTTGTTGAGATTGGCAGATTCATGGTGAATGGTCATGACTCTTTTGATTTTGCAACGTTCTCTGATAACTTTCAATACGGAACTGTAAGGAATACAGCTGATCAAATCATTGCAAAATCAAAGCAAGAACTTGATGGTTTTACTGCGTCGTCAGATCGATATGGTACAGGTATTAATCGTGTATTAATTGAGGTTGGTACACACCCAATTTTTGGTCCATCGGGTTTATCAGATCGGCACTATTTCTGGGATACACAACCTGTTGTATTACGTCAATTTAATGGTGGTGAAGATTTATCTCAAGCATTTTCTAGTGCCTCGACTTTCGGGTCTGTTAAAACTACGGGCGGCACAGGTTATGCATCTGTAGACAGAGTCGATAGTCCTAATGATTGGTACTACATTTCATATGTAACCAGAACTCTTGGCTGGTTATACAACTCTCAGGCAGACATCGCGGATGATAGATTAACCAGAACACTTGATGTAGACGATTGTGCAAATCTTCAAATTGGAACCACATTAACAGTCACAGGTGGTGACGCTGCAGGTGCAACTTGTGGTATTATGAAGATTGAAGTGGACGGAACACCTATTCCCGCATCAGATATGATAGGGGGTACCAAATATCAAGTCGTCACAGTAGGATCTACAGATTATACTCAGGTAGGAGCAATAATCAACGCGCCTGGCGAAATCTTTACGGCATCTGGTCAAGCAATTGGTGGTCTTGGAACTGTTGTTCCTATTGCAGGCAATCCTGGTACTCTTGTAATTTGTGGTAGAGGATTAGAAACTGCTGCCGCTGCTAACGCTACTGTATCAGCTTTAGATGTCGGACTTACTTCAGGCACATTTACTACAGATTCTGGTGGTGCTGGTAATATTACAGGCTCAGGAACATCCTCGGACGCGGCAGATTATTGGACATCATTGAAAGCACTACAGTGGGATGCTGATTTAGGTTTAGATGTTGCTGAAGATGTTGGTGCTGATCTATTGTCTCTGTATGGTGGTCCACCACCCCGCGCAGCCTGGACATTCATGATGAAATGGTTGGAAAACTCAAATGAAGATGAAGATGGTGATCGTGGTCCGGCGGAAGAAAATTCCATCACTAACTGGAATATTTTCTGGCGTGAAAGGTTGCAGTAATGCAGCTTATATACAACTATAATAATTGGTGGAGATGGGCACCTAGAGAAGAGGGTGGTGCTCCTTTCCAGAAAGTTACATTCTCAGGGCCCGAGCGTATCATATACGTTGCTCCAGATGTAACAGAGTTAGATGTGAAAATAGATATCTATTCCGCGTGGAAAGAATGGAATCTATATTCACAAGAAGCGCCTCATGCTACAGTTTGGCCAGAAGCCATTTCTGTAATTGGTGGTGAAGAAATTGCTTCAGACGTACAAGTCGGTGCTACATTCTTCTTAGAAAATGGTTGGAGGATCCAACCGTTTATTGGGACAAATGCATATACACTGAGCATTCTCGGAAACTTATATACAAGAGAAGTTGGTGATAATCCATTTTTATTTGCTCAAGGTGTTTCAGTGTCTCTTACGAGATCGAATATTGTAGATTTGATTCGAATAGAAAGTCTAACGGCAAATATTACAGATGAAGATTTAGCTGCAATTGCACAAAATGTTGCTCCGGCCGTTTGGGAAGAATTGGTTTCTGATCATCAAACTGCTGGTACTACTGGTAAGAAGTTAAGCGATAACCTGAAGAAAAATCAGTATATTGCACGGATTTAATAAAAATTATAAATATATTCTATAACGAATTTTTTAGGAGTAAATATGAAATCTTTAAAAGAACTTTTGGCTGAAGTTGCACAACCCAAGCCCGAAGAAGAGAAAAGATTCAAAGATTTGCATGATGTCGAAACAATCGATTATGTAATCCCACAAGAACATGTATTCAGTGGCGAAATTGAACGTCAACCTCGTCTTGCTGATGCTGGTGGCTCTGAAAAATATGATACTGCATATGTAGGTAAAGAGCCTGCAAAGCCTATCAAAGAAGAAACTAAGGTTGATGCTCGTCGTAGAGAATTCAAAGAAAAACTCAAGGCCCTTCTTTATAAGAAAGAACAGGAAGTAACTAAGAAACTTGCTGATAAAGAGGTAGAAGAGTCCGCAGAAGAAGAAATTCCAATGATGGAAAAGCAACTTTCCTTTATCTCTTTTGCTGCCGATGAGATTTCAGAGTACGTCAAGAATTCTGGTGACCCCGAAGAGTGGTATCAGAATAAATTGGCCGAAGCTCATGCCTCAATCAAATCCCTCTATGCATATGCCCAGGGCGAATTGAAATCAATTGGTGAAGAGGTAGAAGAAGACGAAGAAAGTTTAGACGAGTTATTCGAAGCAGCTATGTCTGAAGATTCTAAGTCTCCATCAAGGTTAGAAAAATTCGAATCAGAAATTGATGAAGGTGACAAAGAAGAATATACCAAATTCTTCAAAGCAACTTTAAAGAAATTTGGCGTCAGTTCACCAGCTGAATTGGAAGGCGAGAAAGAAAAAGAGTTCTATAATTACATCGAAAAGAACTGGAAAGCAGATAATGAAGAAACCGACATTGAAGAGTACGGGTCTTCTACTCCAATGCGAGATAAGTTTGGTCCTGTCAACCCTAAGCTAAAAGACAAGAAACAGAAAAAAGAATCTATCGTGTCGGGTGTTTTGTCAAAAAGGAATAAGTAATGGCTGGTAAATATATTCGACCAATAGGTGCAGAAGTTACCTTAACTGTAGCCGATACTGTGGGTAATGCACGACTGGTTCGCTTGTATAATCCTACAGTTAATGCTGCTGATGTGGTTGTGACAATTGTCGGAACAGTAAATGGAACTTTTACTTTAAAAGCGGGTGATGTTTGTATCATAGAAAAAGATTACTCGGATACTGTTGCAGTTTCTGGTTCCGGCGCATTGGCAGTCCAGATTGCTTACAGAGTCTAAAAAAAATTTAATTATAAATAATTCTTAAAGGAAAGGTTTAACTTATGCGACTAATTACAGAAATCACAGAAGAGTGTTCTGTCTTAACAGAAGCTAATGATGAAGGGAAGAAATCCTATTTCATCGAAGGTATTTTCATGCAGGGGAATATCAAAAACCGCAATGGTCGTATTTACCCCGAATCTGTCCTCGCTAAAGAAATGACGCGATACAATAAAGAATATATTGAAACAAAGAGAGCTCTTGGTGAGTTGGGACATCCCGATGGCCCTACCATTAATGGTGATCGTGTTTCACACTTAATCACGGAAATGACTCAGGTAAAGTCTGATTTCCATGGTAAAGCAAAAATCCTATCAACTCCTATGGGTGAGATTGTAAAAACTTTCATCGACGAAGGAGTTAAGATTGGTGTTTCTACACGTGGTCTTGGATCCGTTAAGGCTTCAAAAGAAGGTGCAATGGAGGTCCAAGAAGACTTTCACCTCGCCACCGTAGATATTGTAACCGATCCATCTGCACCGAAAGCATTTGTTAACGGTGTTATGGAAAACGTTGAATACTTTTACGATATCGCTTCGGGACATTGGGTTGCTCGTCAACCGATTGAAGAAGTATTAGAAGAGGTGGTCGAAGAAGTTGAAAAACAATATAAAAAGGTTGTAAAAAGAATTGATGAAATGACTGCTGCAAGGATGCTGGAAAAATTCATTTCAGGCCTTAAAGGTTAATTTATTATAAATAAGTGATACTTTTTGCAATTAATTTATAATTTACTAAAAGGAGAATCAAATGGCAGACGAAAATCAAATTGCTGCAGAAGAGCAAATTGTTGCAGCCCAAGAAGATGCGCCTGTTCAGGTTGAAGAAGCCACTGAATCTACTACCGAAGAGGTTGTAGAGGAAGTTGTTGAAGTTGATACTTCTGTTGCTTCTCTGTTCGAAGGCGAAGAATTTTCTGATGAGTTTAAAAATAAGGTAACAGTTGTTTTTGAAGCAGCTGTATCTGAGCATGTAGAGAAGAAGGTGGCTGAATTAACTGAAAGCCTCACTGAATCCCTCGAAACACAAAATCAAGCGTCGCTTGAAGAGCAGGTGTCCACGATTGTTGAGAATCTTGATAAGTATCTCGATTACGTCGTTGAACAATGGATGGAAGAAAACGAAATTGCAATTGAGGCCGGAATCAAGGTCGAAATGGCAGAGTCTTTCATGACTGGTCTCAAGTCACTTTTCGAAGATCACAACGTTGACATCAATGAGGAAACTCATGATGTAGTCGCTGATCTCGAAACTGAGATTGAAGGCCTTAAAGAGTCTTCTAACGAGCTTGTAAATACAAATATTGAACTTCAAGCGAAGATCGACGAATATCATGCTGAAAAGGCTTTTGATGTTGTTGTCGAAGGTTTGACTGAACTCGAAGTTGAAAGGTTTAAGGTACTTGCTGGAAACCTTAATAAGAAGGACCTTGAGGAATATAGTGAAAACCTCAAGACCATCAAAGAATCTTTCTTTGCAGAAGCTCCTGCACAGACTGATGTCCATGGTGATGAAGAAGAAATTATTACTGAAGAGACAGCTGCTCCTGTAGTTGCATCCTCAGAATATACTTCAGTGAACGCTCTTGTCGAGGCACTCAACGCAAGAAAAAACAAACAATAAGTGACGATAAAATTAGGTTTTTATAAATAATTTTCATAGTAACATTTGTAAACAATTTAAACAAGGAGATAGATACATGTCAAACTATCAAAAACTTGTGGAAAAGTGGGGCCCAATCTTAGAGCACGAATCTTTTTCACCGATCGCAGATAGTCATCGTAAAGCAGTAACCGCTACCATTCTTGAGAATACGGAGCGTGCACTTGCCGAAACTGGTGATCTTTCTGCAAACATGACATCATTACTGTCAGAAGGTACTGCACCTAACTTAAACACAGACCCTGCTTCTGCAGGCGCTGCTGGTTTTTCTAGTGCTGCTGCTTCACCTGTTGCTGGTTATGATCCTGTACTGATTTCATTAGTACGTCGCGCAATGCCCAACATGATGGCTTATGACATCTGTGGTGTTCAACCAATGACTGGACCTACTGGTTTGATCTTCGCAATGCGTTCCAAGTATGGCACACCTAATGCTGGCCCCGAAGCCTTCTATGGTGAAGCTGATACTGATTTCTCAGGTGCCGGTAGCACTGAGGCTGGAACAACTGGTGGAGCAACTGGAGTCGAGTCTGGCCTTGGTAAAACAACTGCTGCTCAAGAAGCTGCAACTGATGCTGGCGATATTGCCCAGATGTCTTTCTCAATCGAGAAAGTTAGTGTTACTGCAATGAGCCGTGCTCTGAAAGCAGAATACACCACTGAATTGGCACAAGACCTTAAAGCTGTTCATGGTTTGGACGCTGAAACAGAATTGGCTAACATTCTTCAAGGTGAGATCCTCGCGGAAATCAATCGTGAAGTTGTTCGTACAGTTCACAAGGTTGCTAAAGTTGGTGCCGCTGGTACTGCTACTACTGGTACATTCGACCTTGACGTCGATGCTAACGGTCGTTGGTCAGTTGAGAAGTTCAAGGGCCTGATGTTCCAAATCGAACAAGAAGCTAACGCAATTGCTAAAGCTACTCGTCGCGGTAAGGGTAACATGGTTATTTGTTCTTCTGATGTTGCTTCTGCTCTTCAGATGGCTGGTATGTTAGATTACACGCCTGCTCTGAATGGTAATGCATTGTCTGTTGACGATACTGGTAATACTTTCGCTGGTGTATTGAACGGTCGTTTCCGTGTATACATCGATCCCTATGCTGGTGCTAACTACATGGTTGTTGGTTATAAGGGTTCATCTGCATTTGATGCTGGTGTATTCTATTGCCCATACGTCCCTCTCCAAATGGTTCGCGCCATTGGTGAGAATTCGTTCCAACCTAAGATCGGCTTCAAGACTCGTTACGGCATGGTAGCTAACCCCTTCGCTGGTGGTGCTGCTGTAGGTAGCGGTGCACTGGGTGCAGAATCTAACGAGTACTATCGTAAGGTTATTATCTCTAACTTGTTCTAAGAATAAGAATCCTACAGAAGTAGGACGAGGTAAGTTAAAATTTAGGGTGGCAGAGATGCCACCCTTTTTTTATCTGCTGTTTAGGACTTTATTTTACAGACATTACAATATCATACAACTCTGAGATATCTGCAAATTCACCAGTGACTTCTGCCATATTTTGTTTATGGAAGATCTGAGCCATTTTGTTCAAGACCTTTTTAGGAATATCAACTTCTTCAGATAGAGACTGAATTGCCTCTTTGATGAAATCTTTTTCCCCTTCAACACGAGTGAATGCGTTGGAAACCTCTTCCATGCATGCTTTGATTCGCTTTCGATCTTCTGGACTGGATGGGATAATAATACCTGACATAATATAGTTCCTATAGATTGTTAAGATTAATTTTGTTAATTTTTGCAACACGACCCTGTCGGATTATGCCACGTTTGAATGTTTCGGCTCCAGAGTCGGTGTCGAAATAATACGTTGCAAGTGGTTCAATATCGATAACGTCGTCGTCGATTTTATCATGTACCACCACTTCGTATGAATATGGATTTCCATTCATGCAGTCACCATTGAAGGTAATGCCGGAGTGATTTTTTTCAATTGACAATATTCCATAATCGACAGAGTACCCATCTCTCGGTTATATTCCTTTCGGATCATAGCCATATTAGAATAGACGGTGCGACCACCGTTAGCATGAGAGATGATATGTCCTGCTTCACCATCAACTAGTGTAAGAGGTTTACCATCGATTGCACAAATATATCCTTGCTCTCGTAGTTTCGTGTCTCTTTCTTTATGGGTGTACATTCTCTTATTGTCTATGTCTCGAATCAGTGTAGACAAATCCATTCGTTTCAATAATTGTTCGACAGGGAACATGGCATGTTTAACAGTGTCGTATTCATTGAGAGAATCATTAAACTGTTTGCCTATAGTCTTTTGGCTGTTAAATGGTGATGTTTCTTTCAGTTCATCAGGCTGGTCATCATAAGGCTTATCAAAGTCAGAATAGGCCTTCATCACCGCTTGATAGTATACATCATTGTCTATGACACGGAATTTACCAAATTTAGATTCGATATGCATATACAGCCTTTCAAAGATTCTAAATTCACGTAATGTGAGGCCCCCACCCGAGAAACGTTTTCGGATGACAGCCATCGCGCAAATGTGATTTAATAAAGTCCTTACCTTTTTGGCCAATTCGTCCATCTTCTCTTGACTAGGATATTCTTGATACATCGCTTCAAGATGGCTACGTTCGCACACACCTACACCACCACCGTCATAATAACGATAAAAGATTCTTGCAACCATTTCATCGATACGCAACCGATGATTATCAAACTGTAGATATTTAAATCTTGGTGCACTATTCGGTCTTTGAAAAAACTCGAATAATTCGTGATATGTATTTCCAACTCCAGGCACAGGTCGAACCACTTCTCGAATCACCTTGGCCACCGGAATCACATTATACGCGTTCAAGTTCTCTTGGTGATTTACATCAGTAGATTTATTTACTGATTGGAAGATGAAGGCATTATCTGCAGGTTCAAGACCTTGGTAGATGATGAAGTTGAGAGTCCTTTCCAAGAATTTCTCTTGATCCTCTAGAGGAAGCTCTCCGAATTTTAGGCCTCGGAAAAAGCACTTAAACTCTCCTCGAACGAAAGCAATAATATAACGCTTACGATGGCCGCCATCGACAGATTCACAGAACAAGCTCTTATCTGGGGTTTCACTAAGAATAATGCTACCCAGATCCATACCACAAAGGATTGAATGTATGATGCCTTGAGCCTTGGAAGGTGTAGAATCGCCTTCTAATTTAGGGGCTGTTTCTAGTCGTTGTCCTTCTGGAGTCATATCGATATTCGGTGCCCATAAAATAAAGTCTCTGATTTTCATCGGTTTGGGGTAGAATACGTAATTTTTTTGTATCTGCATTGTAAATGCAACGGGAAGGTTCATGTTCATTTTTTTGTTTCCTTTTATTTTCTATTAATAAACAGCTGAGATTCGTCTCTTGTATCCTCTCTCACTGCGGGGGGTTGTACTACCAATTATGAACTACATTAGCCATAATAAAGAAGCACGTTATAAAGTTCACCAAGACAATTAATGTTCTGAATACAGTTATATAATTGTCATATGGTTCTGTTTTCTCATCAGAGAAGGAACCAATAGTGAACTTCCAAATGGTCCAGATTTTTTTCAAGTCAATGACTCATTCATATATTCCCAAATAAAATTATTCTGGGTACCAAATTTGCGGCAGAATTCTATCTGCGTCATTTCTAAGGCTGCTTCTTGCATTTCAAGGACCCAATCACCGATCTTACTCATCGTCCTTTACCTTTAAATTTTTAAGTTTAGTTAATAGGTTGTCGAAATCTTCATCATTCATATCATAATTCCATTTCAAGATTTCAGTTTCACCATTGTCATCGAGCCGATATCTGAGAAATCCATCTGCGATCAGTGAGTTAACAGTGAAAGTTGCCATTCTCTTTGCCATCCATTGACAACCGAAGTACCAACCAAGGCCAGTGAATGTGAGCGCTACTGCAAAAAATTGGAGTTCGTAGCTCATCCTAAAATGTCCGCTAACATAAAGATCCAGACAACTGACAAGGCACAGAAAGCTAAAGTTCGAACTCCAGTCATCATTGACTCTTCGAGATCTGAAAATTCATCGTTCAGATTAATAGGTCGCCGGCGTCGATCATAGCCACCATGTGGGATCGCTTTATCAAGTTTTCTTTCTTTCATAATCGTCATTCCAATTTTGTATGATGTTATCATAACATACTTTTAACCAAATGTCAACACTTTTTTGTAATTAAACCATTCCGGTTTTTCACGTCGGGTCCAGACCATTTTGAAGCGATCTTGCTTGGTCTGATAGAACAATCGATAGGATTTTATGGGGTCTTCGGGAAACATACATTCGGGGTTAGAGCCCATGGCTAATGGAAAGGGAGTACGTTTCCCAAAACGGGGGATATTGAGGGGTGGTTGTGCGAGAGCTTCTCGTAGTTTCCTGTCTGTCTTGTGTACTCTACCATACCTATGGGTATATTCATCACACAGAGCTATGAAGTGGCGGTAATGCCAACGATAATTCAAGTCAGACTCTCGAGTCCAGACGGTACAAGGATGGTTATAGTGCACTGCTTTGTATAATATCGTTTCTCGACGATCTGGTAAGGTATAGGTAGTAACCATCCGTCCATTTTTATTACGCTCTTGGCGTCGCTCACCATCCACCATACGATGGGCAGTAGAAAGCATTTGTCCTGATTCCACCACCATTTTGGGGATATGTTTATCACATTGTTGTTGAGCTGACTCTTCTGGCGACTCGTCTAGTACGAATACATTCATGTTTAATAATCCAGATAGCCACCGGGTACCGAGTGAGCCCAGTCTTCTATCTCATCAAGAGTAGAGATCTTGTGGCCCTCGAATTCAGTGACCATAACGAGACAAACACGTCCGGTCGCTCCACGAGCAAAGTGACCCGTGGCTTTCTCCATTGGAGCACCTGAATTGTCGCAGGAGGTACCATTATATTCGGGTAGAAAAGTCATCATAATTAAGCGGCCTCGAAGTTTGATTCAAAAAATTCACGTACAGCATAGAATGCTCTAGGGTCACGACCGCCAATGTGCCAATCATAAGGAACATCGTTGCGACATCGAAACCCTTCGTCATATTCTTTCCAGTCATAGATCGTAGCTTCGATCTCACGAGAATTTTCTGTTTCGTCGATGAATTTCATATTCCACTCAGTGCTGACCTTATTGTCTCCACTCGGAGTATCGTAGGTAGGCTCACCGAATATTTCCACGAGGTCCGAATAACGAGCCTTAAGCCGACCTTGAAAAGACGTCATATTGGTATTGGCATTTTTGATCAAACTATACATTATAAATCCTTCAATAAAAATAACATTATAACAAATAAAAGCAACTTTGTCAACACTTTTTTACAATAAATTGCAAATTTTTGACCAAAAGTTGTCGTGTGATTCGGGCACTACGCCATGAATCGTCGAGGCAGGGCCGCCGTAAGTATCAAAGATATGTTTTGCCGCAAGGGCCGTCTTAGCGACACCTACAAGGCCACTAGATTCTTCGAACATTCGGATGGTGAGTTTGCCGTCGTCTTCGTCACGACTACACTCAATTCGGTTTATCATCGCGTTGTCTCCTCTGATTTATAGTACCATTCTATCAGGTTCTATCAAAAAGTCAACACTTTGTTTAGATTATTTTGGAATAAGAACGTGCTTATTTTTGATGAATGTATTATAAGGCATTCGGATTTCCCAATTGGGTAGAGCCCGTAGCTTTTTATTTATTTTATTGATTTTACGAGACCAAGGCCTGAAGCTTCTGTTCATCCTTTTGGTTCGTCGTTGTCGCATCGGCAGATCTTCGACATTGAATAAGCTCAAAAAGAGATCATATGTCTCTTTATTTGCCATAGTATCGGTATTCAGAATCAATACCGGAAAGTGGGGATTGGTTGTCCAATTGTCTATTTGCTGATCGATCAAATCTAAATATTTGTCCATGTCATAATCAAGTCGGTCATTATGTTTCGATTCTAACATTTTTTCGTAGACATGCCAAGTTGTTTCGAGATGGGCGTCCGACGAAGATAAAGCCACACCAAGATCCTCAACGTAACAAAATATGCCCATCTGAACCGGAACATCTTGGGGCCTTAAAGCATGAGCACCTTTTATTTGGTATCCTTTACATCGAGTATTGTATTGATCATTAAGCAAATCGCAGATCCAATTAGATCTACAACCACCAAACGAATTAATCCAAATATCTGTGGGATCATTGTGATAAGCCTGGATCATCTCTTCTACTTGACTTGTGAGACGGAACCGATACTCTTTGTTTTGATGTTCTTCTTTATAAGTTTGACTGTATTCTTTCAAAATTACCTACCAATAGACAAAGATAGTATTTATGACTAGAACGTGTATCTTACTTCAGTCTCAACCTTGGTCTTAGCATTTCCAGTGTCCTTGGTCTCCAGTTTACCTTTAACTGTTACAGCATCAAACTTGAACTTGTAGCCTGCTTCATAAGAATGGCCATCAGTCATAGGGCCAATCTCAAAATAAAGGTTGTCGTCTGTTTTATAACCAACACGGAAATGGTTGGTTGTTTTAGTGTGAGTCCACTCTTTGAGTTCGTATTCGTTCTTCCATTCCACATAGGGCGCGGCTTTGATGTCTAGACTTAACATCATAAACACTGACCCAATGAACAGTACGAGTAATAGAGTTTCTTTCCAGTTCTTTTTCATTACTAACTCCTTTATTAAAAGTGTATCTATTCAATAAGAGGTATTAATACAGTAAAGGTCTGGTTAATTTTGTGTTAATTTTGTGTTAATAATCGTCGAGAACTATTGACTCTATCCCGTTCTTATTTACCTGAACGTGCTGAGCCGAGATCCAATCTTCGACGTAGATAAAATCATTGTTGTTGTTCATTATCCAATCTAATGCTTGTGCTGGCTTTAAACATTCTATTTCGTCCCCTATCAATTTTCCAAACATAGCAGTACCATCATGAAATAGTACCTTAACTTTCATTTATAATTTACACCTCGTTAATAAAAGCTATTTGACCCTTTGATATAATTTGATCTTTACCAGCTCTCTTGAGTGGCAAGAAATTTCTTTCATCATTCATCACGTCTGATAAACGGTCTCCCGTAGGTAGAAAAACTTCGCAATCTACCCAACGGGAACCATCAATCAATTGTAAACATACTTTAACTATTTTACTTTCAATCATACAATTCACCTATTATAAAAATACAAAGAGTCCTATTATAAATCCCACGTTAAGACCAAAAGAACAAACCAATGCCATATCCTTTTGATAGTCATGACTACGAACCTGTTCATTGACTACCTCTGGTTCTACATCGATCAATCTAGCATTATCGTGAAATCTTCCTATACTGTCGTAAAGCTCGATTACATTATTCATGTTAATCTGCCTCTTTAACGATATAGGCAACCGCCTCTTTGTTCATGTGAAGCAACGCACCGTTTGGTCTTGCAATTTCGATAAACTTTCGTCTGTCGTTTAATACATCGCCTAAGATGGTTTCGTCACCTCCAACCTCTAAATCACCAACGAGTGAATACCCGTTATGAAACGTTACTTTAACCCGCATGACTTACTCCTTCCGTTAATCGGCTAGAGGATTGTCAAGCACCTGTTGAATCTTTTTGTTAAGACGGTCATCTAACGCTTCAATTTGCAATCGAGTATCAGTCGATAGACTTTCTCTCTTGGTATCAAATCGTTCCGTTGCACGGTCAATCATATCTTTAACCTTATCTTGCATTTCTCGATTTTGGTCTTCGATTCTGTCTACATTTTTTTCCATTCGATTGAAGTCATCTCTCAAATCGTTTTTAATGCTTCTTGAATAATCGATTGCCTCATCAAGTTTTGTTTCGATAACATTATTCCGTGCTTCTATCGCACCCACATCTATATTCTGGATGATTTCTTTCATATCCATATAGTCTTTATAAAACTCAAAGACTCCCCAACTGGCTCCACCCAGAGTACTTAATGCAGTGAGAAGAATCATCATCTTCCCGCCTTTGAAGGTCATGCCTCCAAATTCAACTTCTGCCATTGTCCTCTATCCTTTTACATTTCGTCGTCTTCAAATTTGAGAGCTCTCAAATTAGCGACTTCTTGTTGAAGTTTCTGGATTTCCAAACGTCGTCGTTCAAGTTCAAGTTTAAAGAGTGCATTACAATTCATACGCTCTTTAGGTTTATCTAATGGAATGGTGATCTTGGCATAAACACCAACATCTTTTACCAAACCATTTTGATCCCACCCATCGGGACTTACGTAAGTATTACTCCCGTATACATTATCGTAAGGGCCATTCTGATTAATGATGCCAACAACTCCGAATTCCATAGTGGTTGCCCCACCAATAGCATTCTGACATTCTAACTGGCCAGCCCTTACACGATCCGATGCATAGCTACTTGCTGTGTTTGGCAGAGCCAAGTTCAATGAACTCGATTCGCCTCTAACATTAAAAGCCACACTTATCAATATTACAATTACAAAGATTCTCATAATTAATTTAATCTTTTATCTTAGAACATATCCTTGAAGCCATCGTGGTTCGAGACACATCCTGTTTAAGTATTTTGCTCTTAGAGCAAATATACACTGCGCGATCTTTATCTTTAGCACGAATGTATATGTCAATAACTTTCTTTTCAAGATAACCAATTCTTTGAATCTTCTCATTTGTGGCAAAAGGAACCTTTGATTCAAAGTCCTTCGACCACACACTGTATTCATAATATTGAATATCTTCTCGTCTATTAAAAAGTTCCATCTGCGTTTGCAGAATACCTGGAACATATGATAATGTCAACCTAGGGTAGGTTGGAAGAAATTCATGGGCTGAAACATTCTTCAACCCACAAATTCCTAATAATAGTATAAGCATAATATAACGCATTTGTAAGATCCTTTGTTTCCTTTAAATTGCGATGCATTCCGCGACCACAGAAGCTTGGTAACTTCCGCCCGGAAAAGCCTTATCAAAGCCATAATCAGCCTCTGCTTCAACCTTGAACCAAGTTGAACCTGCAACAGTTAAATCAACCTCTGTTACATTATCGTACTCTACCTTAGCGGTATCGTAAGCTGACATGGAGGCGTCAGATACCTGATCAGTTGAGACTGAAGTAGTCCAAACAACCGTATCTGATAAAGCCGGGCTATCCGAGAAAGAATTCGGTGCACTAATGCGAGCCATATAAAAGCTTGCCTGTATCACGTCGTATCTAACTACCGGATCGATTCCACCATTCGTTGGGTCAGTACTCAACGTAGATGGATCTGGGTTACCAAAAACCCCGGGTGTGTCTTGTGTCACAACGCATTTAGAGGCCACGTTACCAGTAACGGGAATCTCTGTTGCCATAGCCGAAAACGAAAAGGACACAAACGCAACGCATGATATAAGTGTTTTATTGAACATTTAAGTTCTCCCTTTAAAAAAGTGTTTTACTTGGCATATTGTAGCATAATCATTTCCTGATGCAATAATTCTTGCGCCATACCTACTCTCAATCCTCTAGAATTGTTGGGGAGCCTCGCATCCTTCAAGACCACTCCTTCGGAATAATCTCCACCAACTAGAGCTCTTTGATAACTTATGGGCAGACCACCTAGGTTCATCAATTGCTGATGTAAGAGTATTTGTTCTAAAGAGAACTCACTAGAATCAGCAACGCCTAAGATCTGTTCCAAAAGTTGGTCAATCTTGTCTTCAGCCAGAGCTTTCTTTCTGGCTTTTTCTTTCTCGTCTTCTTTTTGTTGACGTAAATTTGTCTTACGATCCAGCTCGTTTTGTACGTTATCATCATCGAGTGGATCTACTACTTCTACCTCGGTCAATTCAACCACAAATGGATCGATATAACCAGGGCATTCTATATTCGTTTGTGGATCAAAACACGGATCGTATGTATATGTGTAAAATACTTCAGGTGATTGTACCGATCCAGTACCTTCAACCTCTATAGAACCTCGACCCCAATAAGAAATGTCAATGCCATTGACTATGGGCACGACCTTAGTTAAAGTATTGCCTGGCAATCCTGTCCAATCTGTAGAGTCGCGAAAGATGTAACCAGGCCCACGAGCATTCTCGTTTTGGACATGGACTACCATCTGATCTGTTTGTTCTTTTACAGTAGTGTAGCGATATGCTACTTGGTTGACTAGGAGTCCGGCTTGTTGGGGCAGTACATTTTGCATGACCCAATCATAACCACGACTAGCTGCATTACTTGTTGTACCGTACTGAGGACTTAGATCGACGTGTTCAGAGTAAGAGTAAGAGGAGCAGAGCAGCAACACCAGCGCCACCCAGTAGTGTCTTCGTGCCATCGCTTATTCCCTCCTTGTCTTTGTTTAACAAAGGCTTTTGACTTTCGTCTAATGCCCATGCTGATTTCGCGTCGGGTCCGATTTTGCCATCATAAGGACAGGGAGTACCCGCCATCATCATAGCATCAAATACACGACGATCTTGGCATAATGTAGAAACTGCTGCAACCTTCATACCCATATCAAACAGGGTTTTAGAAAGCTTTAGTCGCTCGCAGTTTTCATCTGTTACCTGGGTTCCGGTCGAGATACCAAGTATCTGCGTTTGGATAGCCCCAGCTACACCAAATGTACAAAGATCAGAATTGGACGTGTTTATTGTTGGCGTGATCGCCGATGCGGGAGGCGACTTTAGTGTAGTCGTCTGATTCGAATTTGAATTCACTGTACTATCAGTTATTGATTCAGTCCGAATTGTATCATCCGGCGTAATCGGTGCTGTAGTTTCTTCCGCATTTGCAAAAACAATAAAACAAAGCCCAATAGTAAAGAGTAAAAATCGCATTTCATTCAACCATATCATTTACAAAGTTATTCAATATCTATTTATATAAATTAGATCTCGCCGGCAGTAGGATAATCAACTTCTTGTCGAGCGCCGTCAACAAGTACCCAGCCAATTTCCGTATTTGTTGCCTCGACAAAATTATCAAGTAATTCTGCTAAAGTTAGTATTTCTTCAGTTTGTAATTGTAGAAACCAAATGTTTAATTTTGACCATGAGAATTGATCCATTACAGCTATAGGATATTCTTGGAGTGCAGGCCCATTTTCGACAACCACATCATACGCGTGAAGTCTACCACCTGCACAGTCATAGCGAGGTTCTAAGCCTCGATCAGTCCACCATGTCCTACCCAAAGGACCAATCACAGATAAGTCATATGTGTACATTACGGCTGTTCTAACCAAGTCAATGAAGCAAATGCCTGAGTAGTTGCACCACGACATGCTGCACATATGGTAATCACATCAGAGGTTAGATTTCCAAAATCTGGTGCCCCTGGGTTAGCAAATGTACGTCCAAGTTGGAGTTGTGCAGAAATAGGTAATGAAATAGGTGTTGATGAGCTACCGGGGAAAAAGCCTGAATATATTACATCAGTAATGTCAAAATCCACAGCGGTTGCCTGATCATCAATCTCAGCACCAATCCAATCATTATCAGCAATATTAAACACAGCACCCGTAAGTGTTGGGTTTCTTACAATCACAAAATAACAATCTGCATTATCTTTTGTGAAGATTTGAAATGCCTGAGGTGATACAAAAGAATCGAGTGTCGCATCTTTAAGTCTGATGCTCAACAAAGGAAAGAATGTATTAGCTACTGATAGATTAGTCCCAGCGACAGACATTGTAGGAGGCGTTGTCGTAGTATTTAAACCAGAAATTGAATTATTCAATACACCAAGATCTTCGATGCCCCCTTCAGCAATAACAGAGGATGAAGATTGATAGAGATACTGAGGGCCACCGACCCAACCTGGCAATGCTTCATGTTCAAACCGAAGTGGCAGATTAGGTGTCTTTGTCCAAGTACCTACAGTATTATTTGCGTTATAGATTGTGTGGATAGCATGAAGTTCATTATCGATTACATAACCAAAACGAACCATACCAGTTCCATACCACTCGTATTCGATACCGAGCAATTGCTGCTTAGTGGAATCGAAAAGAATACCACTTCTACCAACACCGTTTAATTTATCGCCATTCCAGTTTTCACGAGCAACTCGAACTGTTTCAACTCCATTTTTACGAAGTACTACATAATAATTTTCACCATCGTCTTCAAAGAACATTCCATTCTCTTCATCGAACATCCCAATGCGTCGACGAATGAATTCTGTTGGTGGAGCAAATCGACATGCTAATGAAACGAATTGTTCTTTGCCTGGGATATAAGGAATGACTCGTCTGCTTTGACGAATTACTTTATCTCCAGCCGTTGAGACTCGAAGGATAACTGACTTTTCAAGAACCTGATCTGTACCTGGACTGATTGGATCAAAGTCTTCTGGTACAGTAGCGTCGTTATTAATATAGGCCTTTCCGTCACCTGAAGTCGTTGTGACAAAGGTATCGTTATCAGCAAACGCACTAAATGAATTCCAAAATACCGTTGCTGGCGCAGACATCTTGAGTCGATTCTTTGAGGTAAAATCTGGACGCCAATCAGTGATTGAACCAAATCGATCAGCTATAGTAACGCCGGTAAAATCTTCTCGACCCGGGTGGGTAGTATCTTTTTGAAGGAAACTTTGTGTATCTCTATTCCATTGTGCCATTATACGTTCCTGAATTTAAAGTGGTAGAGGATAGAGTTATTTATACGACAGAAAAGCTTTCGCCGCAGCCGCATTCTGCTTTGACTTTAGGGTTCTTAAATTGAATGCCTTCGTTCAGGCCTTTCGTTACATAATCCATTTCACTACCATCAATATATGTTAAACTTTTTGAATCAACGTAGATATCGATACCTTTATCAGTGAACCGATTATCAAACTCATCTGCTACGTCAACGGGTTCTACGACATATGCCCATCCTGAACAACCCGTGGTTTTTACCCCAACTCGGATGCCGATACCTTTACCACGTTGTTTGATATAGTTGATTATGTGGTCAGATGCTGACTGCGTCAACGTTATCATGTTTATCTCTATAGTCCTTTATCGCAGCTTTGATCGCATCTTCTGCAAGGACACTACAGTGGATTTTGACCGGAGGTAAGGCGAGTTCTTCAGCGATGTGGGAGTTGGTAATACTCCCAGCTTCGTCAAGACTGCGACCTTTAACCCATTCGGTAAGGAGGCTGGAAGAAGCGATAGCACTTCCGCATCCGTAGGTTTTAAACCTAGCATCTTGGATAATTCCATCTTCGGATACCTTTATTTGTAAACGCATTACATCACCACAAGCAGGTGCACCGACCATGCCTGTGCCAATGTCTTCATCTTCGTCATTAAACCGACCCACATTGCGTGGGTTTTCGTAATGATCTAATACTTGCTCTGAGTATGCCATAATATACTTATATAGGAAAAGGGCCCCGAAGGGCCCTGAGATGATTTTAGAAGTTCTTTGTGATTGTTAATACAGCAGATTTCTCATCTGATATATCATCTTCTGCAAAGAATTGACGATAACCAAAGGTCACATCAATACCTTCTACTTCAACAGTTTTAGAGACCATGTAGTGATGTCCTACAGTATCATAATCGCCAACAGTAAAGTCAGCAACACCGAATACATCTACTGCAAGCTCCATGTAATCGGGAGCGTCATCAAGGCCTTTATAGAAACGACCAGTGAGAGCTTTGTAACCGACCATGAAAGCAACTTCTTCAACGTCAGAGGCAGATTCTTCGAAATCCATCAGTGTATCGAATGAAGAATAGTTATAGTCAATGTAACCGACAGCAACTTTAAAGTCACCTTTACGGAACATTTTTGCTACCATAAGATCATATTCTACCTCGAGTTCTGTTCCGTAGTCTACTTGACTAGCCCAGACCGATGCAAGGAATCCATTATGAGTTAAACGTACTTCACCAGATGCAGCAGGATTGCCTGCATTCTGAGACGCACCACGAAAAATGTAATTGCTCCCCAAAGAAACTGAACCGCCTAACTCAAGAGCTTGAGCAGACATTCCAATTGAACACATAACCAATACCGCTAATAATTTTAAATTTTTCATGTTTTCTCCTTATTGATTTTGGCTCTTTTTTCTGAGCCGGTAGATTTATTTAGACAAAATGAAATAACTCTGAAGAGATTATGAAAAACTTTCACTTTCTCGCTTTTTGAAGTAAAGCCGAATTACCGTTTTCCGAATCAACGCTAGAACTGTAAACGTACCAGTAAGAAGTAGACTGGTGGAAAGAGCAGACCAATCTAATTGAAATGCCATGGCTACTAATAAAAAATTGATTGGAGCATTAATTGCCATGCCGATAAGGGTATCGACTACTGCCTCTTTGAAGGCATTGATTTTATCTTTGCTCATACGGGTTCAGTTATTTTGATAAACTTTCTGCGAGATTTAGAGAATTGCTTTAGAGGATTGGTAAATGTCTTTTTAGTCCCGCCGGGAGGCTGGAAGGCTACGAGATTGCCGGCTTGGTTTACCCAATAAATGCCGTTGTTTTTATTAAGGGTTTCATCGTCCCAAACAGTTACTTCTTTCAAAATTTCCATAATATAAATCCATTTTTAAAGTGAGAGTAATTTTAGCTGTAAGGCTGTAATCTCGCTTTGTAAATTTGCAGCATCTGTCATAGTGATTTGATATCCTCGACCAACCCTGTCTTGGGTCATCTTTGTTACCATTGCACGTAGATGTGTTGTCCTGCTTTCAATTGCTGTTTGACAAGATTCCCGCGTAGAGAATTCTTCATCATTGATCATGCTACTTTAACTGAAATAGTCTCCTTTAGATTATCCCGCTCGGTTTCGAGTACTGAAATCGCAGTACGGATATGACCAGTAGCCTGAGGCTTAACCTGGACCTGAAGATCCGAAATGATTTCGTTTAACGCTTCCAATTTAACCATCATATTCATTTAACTCACCTTTTTCTTTACAGTAAATCCATCACAATCGCCATCATCGTCAGAGATGAGGCAAAATTCAAACTCGACCAGGTCGTGCTTTTCTAACTTGAGATCGCGAATGACTTGCCAAGGTAACTCGATCATATTTCCCTTGTCGAGCCTCGCAGCGAATTTCTCATTCACAACTTTCATTTTTTCAATAGCCATAGTAGGGCCCTCTTTTTCGTTTATTTATGCATAATCCAGAAGTTCTGGTTTATTTGTTTCTAAACTAACAACATCCCCAAAATACTTATCAAATGTCCTGACAAGATGACTATAATCACCTGCCGTCATTTCAATATGAACACGTTCGGAATCTAAACCGACTTGTCTCGCAAGTTTTCTGGCGTAACCCAAGAGAACAAAAGAGTTCCCTTCAGGCCCATCCAAATTGATTACGGTTAATCCACAGGTTCTACTTTTGAACATTATGATGTTTTCCTTGCTTTGATTGGGGTAACTTCTTTCGCGAATACAACGTATTCCGTTTTATGATTAGGAAAGCCTGGATCCCGGTTTGGTTTTCTCTTCACGGCAAAACCACCGTCTTCAAAAGCCTCAACTACGGTACCAAATTTCCTACCAGAGAATGTTTCAAATCTTACTTCACTCATTACGCTGCCTCCCATACTTTTACGACCATGTTATCGTCGGTACAAGAACCCTCACCAACGTCTCGAAAAATTTCACACCCATTTTGTTCCCATCTAAACGGAGTAAGGAACTCAAAGTGGTGCGTCACACCAGTAGCAGAAGTATACCGCGACTGAGTAATCTTACCAAGAACTCTCACACTCGAACCGACATAATCGATTTCACAAATCTTACCAGTTAAGTCTCTCATTATACTGCCTCCGCGTATCTAACAGATTCTACCACTCGAACTTTACCACCTCTCATT